GTTGTCTAAAAAGAGATGTGTAAGTTCTTGCACAACGACACGGAATAGGCGATAATGTATTTGCTGGGTGAGAAAGTCAACAATCAATGGAGAGTCAAATGAAGATTTATCTAGGAAGCAGATACGCCGAGGGTGTTGCCAGAGAGGCAAAAGACCTCGCCGCTTTAGCCCTCTGGGTCGCCGGTTGGATGCTGCCAATCATCGTGGTCGCCGCCTTGGTTGGCCCAAGAATTTAATTAGACAGGAGATCGCTGTGAAAATGATAGCTAGAGTAGTTGAGAAAAAAGAAGTTCAAAAGATGCTTGCGGCATTGCGTGAGGCTGGCTTGAAGGTCAACAAACTCAACGGCGGCTACGAGGTAAAGGCTTACGGGATCGACAAGGTTGAGATTGTTGTCTTCAAAGCGATAAACGGTCGCGGCAACTATCTGGTGCGAATGGTTGACGATTTGTTCGACTAGCAATCACGGCCAAGGACGGCCACTAACTATTTAACTAAGAGGCGACAAAATGATTGATATGGCGCAATGTGAGCGAGGCTTTTATTCTGTACCTAAGCGGGCTTTTAAGTATCACCTAGTAAACGAATCAACAGGGGAACTGGTCGCTGTATACGATGAAAGGCCACGTCTACGCAAATTAGCAAACGATTTTCCTGACTTTTGGGACTATTACAAACTGGTAATAGAAGAGGCATAGAAACAAACCACGGCCAAGGACGGCCACTAACTATTTAACTAAGAGGCGATATTATGTTAGTTTATGACGTAATTCTAGACGGTAGTGCCGACTATATACACGAAGACGCGGTAGAGTATGCGCGAGGTATGGTCTGGGGTGAGTGTGAAGCTACTGAGCAGAATATTAAGTATAGAGATCATATAGATACGGTAAACGGTGTTGGTGTTTACTATGATTTTGGTGGTGACTATTACTTTTTTACCGACGAAACAACCAATTAAATAGAGGTGACAAAATGAAAGATTCACACACCACTACTTTTATCGTAGACACTCCCGACTACTTCGCAGCACACACCGATAACGGCGAATTGCGCTTCGGCTTGGTAGGTGTTGCAGCATTCCAGATTCCCGCTGAACACGCAGCAGCAGAATCAGTTTTAGCCAGCACTACTTCTGACGATGTTGAGGCTATCTTCGATGACTTCATGGACGCTAGAGGTAGACCAACCGACCGGCTCTGGCTGGCATTATGGTAGGTTAACACTTAATACAATCAATCGAATAAGGGCGACACAATGAGCAACTCAGACAAGCTTGAAATATTAGAATGGTTCACAGGCAGGTGCGGGGATGTAGTAAAAGATTCCGATTGGCAGCGCCTTTTTCCAGAGTTTGCGAGGATTTTAGGCGCAGGTTCTCATTGTCTTACATGTGAAGATGCAATCGAATTTATAGAAAAGCTAAAGGAGGGCGAATGATATTACCACCCAACCGTGAAGTTTTAGAAAAGCGCATTGTTAAAGCAACTGGTTACGATGCAAACCATTGGAACGAGTTGATGTTCGTCCACACCGCACATAACGACATTATTGGACTGGTGTTGGATTCATCACGATCAGTGCCGAGCTTAGTATGTACTGCCAGAAACCGAACTCACGATGAGTTGGAAGCGGCTACAACTATGACAGCAGTAGCTGATGCCTTTGATGCAGTAGTTGACGACATATCTCGTTTTTATAATTGCGGCTTCAATTACGTTTGCCGAGTTTAATTAAAACAACCTGAAAGGATTAAAAATATGAAAGCTATACTTATTAAATATTTATCTGCTACAGACACAAAGCCGGTTAGGCTTAAAGCCTGCGCCGAGGGCGTCAAGGCCATCACCGTCCCTAGAGCAAACGACGACCTCTCGCTACAATCTGACGCGCTTCTCCTAGCTGACATGGCCGCACAAAAGTGGTTTGGCGATCTGATCGTTGTCGATGGCTTTGGTACTCTGCCTGATGGGAACTTCGTCGCCACGCTAATGAAAATACCTGAGCTTAAGATCCCGCCGCCACTAGGTGAAGACGTTCCGGTTTTTACAAGTGAAGACGTTCCGGTTTTTATAGGAAATAAGATGATATAGAGAAGGGCCTCGGCCCTTTTTTATTTTGTGCGTCGAGCCAATAAAAATATTATGCCAGCAAGTATATAAGTGTAGTGCAATGGCATAGGTACGTTGGCCTCAAAAACAGCCTGCTCGGGCTGGTTTTCTGCAAGTGTTATTTGTCCCGTTTCCAGCATTTCCTCAAGCCAAGCGTCCCACAACTCTGGGCTGATCTGTCCTTGTGGAAGAAGCTGGTTGTTCAGCAATATGTAATCCACGCCGGTTTGACTTGTGTAGGCCATAACATCTGCACTAAGTTCGATCGCCGTGACAGCAAAAACAAACATAACAACTAACGATATAACTAAGTCTTTTAGCGCAAGGCGCCTAATCTTTTTTTCGCTGATCATTTTCTTTGTCCTTTTTTTTCCGCTCCGCAAAAGAGTTAAGGCTCTCGCCAAACTTCTTTTCAAACCAGTCGGCCCAAGTGTGTCTTCCGCTGGGCGCCCTGCTATGCCTGTATTTCCATACAGCCCTAGCAGCGCACAGCTTAAGGTATTCTGGAGAGCTATCAGTACAGGTCATTAAGTCCAAACTCAGTTATACCTTCTCGATTATTGAATGGCAAGTACACGCCAGAGTTGCGGCACTCTATGCCTATGGACATAGCCTGTTCGTTCTTCTCGTCACCGTATGCGATAGCTTCATCGCTCAGGGTGTAAACGCCAAACGGATAAGGGTGGGCCTTCTCCTGAGCCAAGAAATAAAATTTCTCTGTTGGAAGACCAACGGCGCGACACGCCCTGATGTAGAAGGCTGCCTGCTGATGATAACGGAAGCTATTTATTGCCTGCTTAAATCCACGCGGCGAAGCATCCCTCGCGGTTTTCAGATCCCAAACGTCGGTGCCAGTGTGCCAATCCAGTTTACCCTTGCATGGCTGCCCATTCCACTCGAAGCAAAGTGTTAGTTCCACCTTGTGGTCGGGCTGTGGAATAAAGTCCTGCAAGACTTCTCGGCGCACCATGCACTCGTCGAACATTTCTTGCTTAACGGGCGTCCGGTCTCCAACGGTTAGACACCATTCTTCGTACTCAGCTTTACCCACCTTGGTTCTGCGATTGATGTCGGGGGAGATAATAAACTCCTCCTCCCACTTGTGATGCTCAAGGAAAAGAGTGTGCTGTAAGCGACCTTCAAGCAACGCTGGAGATTCGTTGAAGCCCTTGCTGTTCTTCCATGAGTAAGGGCATTTAATTATCGATGTTAGGTCGTGGCTTCTCCATGCTGGTATGCTGGCATAGGTGTCGTAATCCAAGTCCTCGTAAATTCCTACTTTAAAATCCATAGCTAACTCCTAGTTGTATTGATTGGTATGAACCTCTCCCGTCCTACAGACCTCCAAAATCGAGAGCAGTGCGGGCAAAACCAACCGACCAAAACAGCCCTTTGATCTTCCTCGTCGTGGATTTTATGCACAGGCTGCACGTATCCGTCATGAGTATTGAGAGCTTCAGGCTGTATTTGGTGGTTGCAAACTGCTACCACGGCACGCCGACCCAAAGGCCGATGCCGTGGATTATTCCGATAGGAAAGAACAGGCCCACAAAGAGAAGCATATACTTGGCGGTCAACAGACAGCTAACGACATGGGTTAGCCATGCAGCTAAGGTTATCAAGCCGACAGCGAACCAGCGCAGGCTCGGGCCTTCCTTACTGATTACAATTTCTTTTCCTATTTGTGACATAACGATTTACCTTAGTTGCATCGAGTGGTGCCGTAACCATCAGACCTACAGGTGGTTCCGTCGCTTCCACGAGTTGTTCCATAGCCATCACTGCGCCATGAATTACCTTTGTTGTCGCGCACCGTACCGTAACCGTCAGAACGATAGCTGCTGCCATCGTTTCCCCTAACTGTTCCATAACCGTCCGAGCGCCATGAGTTGCCCTTATTGTCACGAACGGTGCCGTAGCCGTCAGAGCGATACGATGTGCCGTCAGAGCAGCGAGTAGTGCCATAGCCGTCTGACCTGCAACTGACAGTTGCATAGGCAGTTGCCACGAGGGTCACGCCACACAGGGCTAATAAGATTTTTTTTACGATCATTNTAATCTCCAATGTTGGTTGGTTTTTAAAAAGGAATGTCGTCGTCTTCAAATTCAGGTGCTTTAGCTTCTGCTTTTTTCTTACTGCCCATCTGGGCCAGACCTGATGACTTTACGTTGACAGAGGCCTGATCAGGGATGGTTCGGCCTTTGGCCTCAGCAGCCTTCATCTCAAAAGAGTCCGTGACCATTTCGTGAATGAATTCCGGCAGCGTATCCCAGATGTCGCAGGCAGCTTTAGATGCATCGCAACTGTTGCCATTGAACTCATTGCAATAATCATCAAGATCAAAAGCAACCTGCTCGTTTTGGGTGGCGCACTTTTTGGCCCCGCCGTCTGGCTTAAAGATCGACGCAACTTTTGCCTTATCGTTTTTATTGTGGACGACTTCAAGATCGCAGCTAATGCCGAGGATGTTTGTGAGGTCGAAACCTTTCAGCTCGTCGGCGGTGAAGGATTTGCCTCGCCAGCTCTTCAGGTCTTTGTGCAGGTTACTATTCTCGTTGAGCGATAGCGTGTATTGCTTTAGTATGCTCAACGGTTTGCCGTCGTCGTTAAGTTCATCGGGCAATTCCCAGAAGATAAAAATAACGTGACGTTTTTTTGGTGGCTCAGACTCGTAAGATTCTTCCCGAGTTCCTGCGTCAACAATCTTGTAACAGACTGCTCTGTGAGTACCTTCGGGTGCTTGAGTAAAACCACCACTGTCATTGTTCGATGCGGTAAGGCCCATAATTTAATACCTCTTGTGTTGTGTTGCAAAATGTTGCACTATTATACACATCGCACCAAACACGTCAACAGGAACAGAATCAAATGGCATTGACCGTCTCGAGAACCGATAGTAAAGATAGAAGCAGGCCGATGACGGGCAACATGAGGGAGGAATTTGAGAAATTTCTTTTGGCCAACGGGCTGACGCCAGACCATAAAAAGGGGTTGATTGCCGACGGATCGATCGGCAGGGCTTTCATGGATGTGGATGGCAAGCAGAAGCTCACCGGCTGGTATCAAGTGTGGCTGGATCAGAGTGTACCTTTCGGTAGGTGCGGCGATTATCGTTTCGATGCGAATGCGCCGATGGCAACGTGGAAGCCAAGCAACGCCAGCAATTACAAGATGACCGACAAGGATCGTGCTGAGATCGCCGAGCTGGCCGAGAAGGCCAAGGAGGAGGCTGCGCTTAAGCACGCCAAGGCTGCTAAGAAGGCGGGGTTGGAATGGGCGCACGCCATCGAGTTTTACAACCATAAATACCTTACTGAGAAGGGCGTAAAAAACCACGGTCTCAAGGCAAGTCCCGACGGCAATGTGCTGCTCGTGCCGATGCTCGACGAAAATCTGGACTTGGCGGGAATACAATATATCAATGACGTGGGGGCCAAGAAGTTCCTTTACGGTTCCAAGAAGAAGGGCAGTTTCTTCATCATCGGTCAGGATCTTCTTGAGCGTGCTCACACCATCAACTATGCCGAGGGTTATGCCACAGCGGCCAGTTATCATGAGGATACGGGCCAGCCGGTGGTGGTGTCCTTTGACGCCTACAACTTGGGGCCGGTCACACAAACGATATTCAATCACTTCAGCGACAGGCAGCACGTCATCATTGCCGATTTCGATGACTCAAAAACTGGCGAGAGGCAGGCAATAAAGGCAGCGCAGGCAATTCATTCGGAGGGTGGCTTGTGCGAAGTGCTGATGCCGACCAGCTTGGGCGACTATAACGACGCCAAGCAGGAGTTGATACTGGCGGGGGAGGATGAGCCGCCTGCACTGAACAATCTGATGGTGCCGGAGGACTTTGACTTCCAAGTCAGCGGCACAGGAAAGTTTCTTAACACCAAGCAGAACGTGCGCGGTGTGCTGACCGTCGAGCAGATCAGTGTCGTTTACAACGTCATCAAGAAGCGCATGGAGATCAACGTGCCGCATAGTAAATTTATTGCGGACATGAAAGATGAGGCGGCGCTCATTGAGATCGAAGATCGCTGCATTCAGCGCGGCATACCCCACATGAAGGTGAGAGACTATCTGAAGCTGCTGGCGGAGGAGTTTAATCCGGTGAGGGAGTGGATTGATCAAAAACCGTGGGACGGCATCCCGAGGCTTCCGCAGTTCCTGAACACTGTTACCTCAAGTAACAATGAGCTGAAAGATATGCTGATGACCAAGTGGTTGACGGGCTGTGTTGCTGCGGCTTACGAACCGACGGGTGTGGAGCTGGAGGGGATTTTAGTCTTCCAAGGCGCTCAGGGGGTGGGTAAGACCCAGTGGTTTAAGAACCTAGCGCCAAGGTCGAAGGATTGGTTGTTGGAGGGGGCGACGCTGAACCCAAGCGACAAGGACAGCGTGAAGCAAAGCGTGAGCCATTGGATCGTCGAGCTGGGTGAGATTGAGTCTACCTTTAAGAAGAGCGACATCGATCAACTCAAGGCGTTCGTCACCAAGAAAACCGACGAGCTGCGCCTACCCTACGACCGAGCCTTTACAACTTACCAGCGGCGCACGGCGTTTTATGCGTCCGTGAATGGCCGAGAGTTCTTAGTTGACACCACCGGCAACCGGCGTTTCTGGGTTGTGCCTGTCATTACTATGAACTACCAGCACAACATGGATATGCAGCAGGTGTGGGCCGAGGTGAAGGAGACGCTGTACGAGGCACCAGAGCGCACATGGTTTCTCTCCGAGCAGGAGAGGGATATGTTGCAAGAGTCCAACGAGTTCTATCGCACGCAAAGCTCTGTCGAGGATCTCATACTGGAGCACGTCAACTTCGAGAGCATACTTACGAAGCCTGTGCAGATGACCAAGCTGCTGCGTGATCTTGGCATCACCACGCCGCGCATGGCGGACTTCAAGGACGCCGCGAGAATACTCAGCGACAAGGGAATTGAGCCGAGGCGAAGCAACGGACGCAAGATATACGATCTGGACTACTCGCCAGCGGTTGAGCCAACCGCCACGGGTGGCTGGCAGTACGTGCCAACGATGGACGATTAACTAACCGACGAGGGTATTGATATGGGATTTGACTACGCAAAAGAGTTGGAGCGGCGGGCCTTCATTGATCAGGTCGTTGAGCACGCCAAGACAATGGGGGCCGAACTGTTAGAGGTTGATGTGGATAGCCGCCTAGTTCTAGCCAACTGGAATCGCGACCCAGATAACCGGCAGGACTATGTTAGCTGGCTGGTTGAGCCGTCGTACCAAGGCAGGGTGGCATTTACTATTGGGCGCTACTACCACGGTGACTGGGACTGGGCGCTTGCTGACTATAAGCAAAGGCTGGGCATCACGCACTAGATGCGCTCTTCTAATCACGACGAAACGGTACTGTGTTGGGGTGCCGTTTTTTTATGGGGGACAGTTTAGTGTAGGGTAAGCAGGGTATAGCTAAACAGGGTGCAGGTTAAATAATGATCATATGTTAATTGTCTGTAATGTTTGGTGGTTAATAAATGAACTGTACAAATTTTAGCTATACACTGTACCCTGTTGGCAATATCAAGATTATCTATATATATCAATATCTTACTAACAGGGTAGGGTAGGGTATAGTAAATAAACATTTATATTATTGAGTGATATTATGGTACAGCGGACAGGAGTGGGGAGAGTTTTGATAAAGTTTGCTGAGCTATACCCTACCTGCACTGTACCCTGTTCAACAACCGGAGACGATAAATGAGTGGCGAGTACATACCAAAGAAGGGCCGACCGAAGAAGGAAAAGCAGAGCATCGCACCACCGCCCATCATGCAGTTCGATCCCGATGAGGAGAGAGGCCTGACGTCGATGCAGGTGGGATTTGTCTGGCACTACACCGAAGGTGCTTGCGGCCAGACCGAGGCCGCTCGGCGAGCAGGATTCTCCTTCCCTGCCAATGCGGCATCGAAGATGCTGAACGGAAGAGATGCACCGAAGGTGACGAAGGCGGTGAGGATGGCGCAGGAAGAGTTGCGAGAGAAGTACGCCATCACGCCAGAGAAGACAGGCAAGATGCTATGGACGATCGCAGAGACGAGCTTCGAGAACGGAAGCTATAACGCATCGGTGGCTGCGATCAAAGAGCTGAACCAATTGGCGGGCCTGACCATTCAGCGCAGCCAGAACCTGAACATCAATGCCGACCTGAATAAGATGACCAANGATGACATCAANGGCAGGCTGAATGAGCTGCTGGGTATCGAGTCAGACATGAAGGATAATGACNTGTGATAGGCATAAGCTATGGTTATGGTAGAGTTGATAGGTGTGGTCGATAGCAGGCTAGATAGCTATTACCTATGGTTATGGTAGAGTTGATAGGTGTTAGCAATACTAAGAGGGGGGCGTCGCCCGCCCTCGGCCCCCAGATATTCCATAAAGGAATAAAACTCCCCAGCTCTCATTCCATCAAGTAATAAGCAGGGGAATTCCCGCTGGCTCAGGCGGTCGGGTGGCGAACCCTGTGAGCACAGGGGTCACGATAGGCCCATGAGGCCGCACGACGGGCCATGAAAGGATCCCTATGGGGGTGGCAAAAAC